CAAAAAATAAACGATCTGTCTGGACAGTAACAAACAAACCATACAAGGGAGCACACTTCGCTGTGTATCCACCAGACCTCATTGAACCTTGTATTAAAGCAGGTAGTGAGGAAGGTGACATAATCCTAGATCCTTTTATGGGATCAGGTACAACTGCATTGGTAGCCAAATCCTTACAAAGGCATTACATTGGTTGCGAATTGCATGAAGACTATGGTAGACTAATTCAGAAAAGATTAAGTGAGAAATCTTTTGCGAGGTTAAAACTAGATGAGTGAACGTATCGAAGAAACTATTTTGCGAAATCTCATCTTTAATGAAGAGTATTATCGTAAAGTAATTCCTTTTTTAAAAGCAGAATATTATGAAACTTACCACGAGAAAGTTATCTTTGAAGAGATTGCTGAGTTCGCTGCGAAGTATGACAAGATCCCTACTAAAGAGGTTCTTAAAATTAATCTCCAAACTAGAGCAGATCTTACAGAAGAGACATTCAAAGATTCATTACAGGGAGTAAATTCTCTTACTGATGAATGGGTTGATTATGACTGGTTGTTAGATGCCACAGAAAAGTGGTGTCAAGATCGTGCTATATACTTGGCACTCATGCAATCAATCAAGATTGCTGATGGCGGAGACAAGAAATTAGACAAGGGTGCTATCCCTAGCATCCTTCAAGATGCTCTTGCTGTCTCCTTTGATGAACACATTGGACACGATTACATTGAACAATCATCAGATAGATATGAGTTCTATCACAGGAAAGAAGAAAAGATTCCCTTTGATTTGGAAAAGTTTAACTTTATCACGAAAGGTGGTCTCCCTAACAAGACTCTCAACGTCGCTCTTGCTGGTACGGGTGTCGGGAAGTCTCTATTCATGTGCCACATGGCTGGTTCCGCCCTCACTCAGGGCTACAACGTTCTCTACATTACATGTGAAATGGCAGAGGAGAAGATTGCTGAACGAATTGACGCAAATCTTTTAAACGTTAATGTCAAAGACATTGTAGAACTACCAGAAGTTCTATTCTCTAGTAAGGTTCAAGAGATCGCTAAAAAGACTAGAGGAAAACTTATTATCAAAGAGTATCCAACAGCGTCTGCTCATGTAGGACATTTTAAGGCACTCTTGAGCGATCTCAAATTGAAGAAAGACTTCAAACCCCATATTATTTTCGTTGATTATTTAAACATATGTGCAAGTGTGAGGTACAAAGGTGCCATTGTTAACTCGTATACCTACGTTAAGGCGATTGCGGAGGAGCTTCGCGGTCTTGCTGTGGAATGTTCTGTCCCTATTGTCTCTGCCACTCAAACTACTCGTAGTGGTTATGGCAATTCTGATCCAGACCTTACCGATACTTCTGAGTCTTTTGGTCTACCTGCCACTGCTGACTTTATGTTTGCCCTTATATCTACTGAGGAGCTTGAGCAACAAGGTCGCATCTTGGTCAAACAACTTAAAAACAGATACTCAGACCTCGTTACCTCTAGAAAATTCATGGTGGGGATTGACAGAGCGAAGATGAAGCTGTATGATGTTGCAGATGATGCATCTGCTATTGGCATCAACGATGAAGATCCTGGTGAGGACTTCCAGCAATTTGCTGACACACAATCTAGACTATCAAAATTCGCAGAGTGGAATGTATGACAATTAATTTTAATCGGTATGAAGAGTTTGTTTCTGCAGTTACTTCTGAAGCATCAACAAACTTCGTTGACTTCGCTGATCGTATTGGCGAGTTAGATCGTGAAGGTGCTAACATCGAACGTCTTCTAACATCTGGTGTTGGTATCAATGCCGAAGGTGGTGAGTTCCTTGAGATTATTAAGAAGATGATTTTCCAAGGAAAACCTTGGGATGAAGATAACAAAGAACATCTCATCATTGAGTTGGGTGATGTAATGTGGTATGTTGCACAAGCGTGCATGGCACTTGAAGTTTCGTTTGATGAGGTTATTGAACGTAACGTAAAGAAACTAGAGAAGAGATATCCTGGTGGTAAATTTGATATCCAAAAATCTGAAGTTCGTGCTGCTGGAGACAGATGAGTGGAGATTATGAAACTCACTACATCAACCAACCAGATATCACATACATAAAAGAAAAACCCATGTCCTGTAATTTGAGAGAACTAACTGTAACATCTTTGCTTGAGCAAGCACAAGGTGAAATCAGTAAAGCAAAAACTAACATCGAGATTTATCTGCACAATCCTGTGGGGATTGGTGAGCATCCAGATGTACTGGGTGCCATTCAAGATCAACTTGATGTCATTGCAAAAGCAGAAGAACGTATTGATGTCATTAACAAACATTTTCTTGATCATCATTAGAGTCATAACCTCCCCTCTAAATAGATAGACGGGAGGTTTTCTTATGGCATACAAGCTTATACCATCTACGTTTTCGGAAGCAGGATCTTCTGTAAAACATATGGACAATGCTGCAGCAGCGGAAGGACTTAGATTGTGGAATTATCTTGTCAACACATATGGCATGAACAATCCTCTTGCGTTTGATCCAACAAACAAAAAACAAGTAAAGATAGCTAGAGCATTACAAACAGAATTTACGAAGGCAGAGATAAAAAAGAAGTTAAAGATAACTTCATTGAAAGTTGATTTTGGTGATGGTAGTAGAGGTAACAGAGGATCTGGCAACCAAGGAAATTTATTTGAACAACAATTGGAAGCAGGTATCAACGATTGGATTGAGACCAGTGAACTTACTAACAATAAATACAGAGATTTTATTTACGGTCTGGTAAAACATTATCACCTAGAAGATTGTATTGCAGTTAGAGTTATTGCAGAAGGTGGTGAGAATAAGAAAAGACCTATGTCACTAGTAAATGGTCACTGGAAAATTGGAACAGCATCATTGTCAACTGGATATGAAATTGGTTCTACTATTACTGACCTAACACTAGAAAGTAAGTGTAAAGGCAAACCTCTTCATAAGTATTATCTGTCATTAAAAACTAGTGGAACAACTACTCTATCTAATCTAGGTCTAAAAACAAATGTTTTTCCTGTTGATCAAGTCAAAGCAGGAAAAATTACTACGACTGATGGCATTGCATTGATGAAAACTTTTGGATTAGATGAAGCAACATTCTGTGCAACTTTTAATCAATATCAAGCAGGTAATAAAAATTATAAAGTAATAGATGCTTCTCCAAATTACAACAAACCTTTACTACAAGAATTAATTAAAGGATCTCTTGGTTATGGATATCATTATGTTCATCTTAATAAAGGTAAAATCAAACATATGGAGATCACTGAAAGATTCTTGAATCAAGCAGCTAACGTTACTAACGTTAGAATTTCATATGGTGGAGAGACAGGTGGAGCAAAGAGAGTAAACATTCATATGACTACACCTCTTTTAGATATGACATTTAATATTAGAAATACTTCTGATAGAGGAACTACATCTGATCCTGATCGTGTGTATCCAGATAAACTACAGTCAGGATATAAAATGAAAGGAGAAAGTATCGAGACGGTATTCCAAGACTAATGGCAAACGTAAAGCAACTCAAACACTTAGAACATTTAGAAGATGAAATGCTCAACTATGGAGTTGAGGGTTGTAAAGCTGCTGTGTCTTTTTTAAAAGAACTACGCAAGATGCTTGGTTGTGATAACAGCACAGGTTTCATGCAAACAAAATGGGATGGAGCACCATCAGTTATATGTGGTACCGATCCCAACAGCGGTATGTTTTTTGTGGGGACTAAATCTGTCTTCGCAAAAACACCAAAGATTTGCTACACAGATTTTGATGTAGACCTATACTATGAAGGTGATCTTGCAGAGAAACTTAAGTTTTCTTTGAAATACTTTTCTGGTTTAGGTATCAAAGGTATTGTGCAAGGAGATCTTCTCTTTACTAATTCTACTTTAAGGACAGAAACAATTCATGGTGAAAGACTTTACACATTCAGACCTAATACGATTACTTATGCTATTCCAGTGCATCATCCTATTGGACAAGCAGCGGGCAGAGCGAAGATCGGAGTAGTATTTCATACACATTATTCTGGTGATGATTTTCAATCCATGCAAGCTCTTGCTGGTGCAAAAGTAAACGGATCAAATGAAGCTCTTGTTATAAAGAATGACACACCTATGGATCGTGTTGGATTAAGTCATGCAGAAGAAACAAAGTTTGATACATACGTGGCAAACATTGAACGTATGTGCAAGGCATGTGGTGATTTTCTAGATGAATTGGTAGGTGCTAGTGGTACCACAGGTGATGCTAAGTTTCATATATCATCTTATCTAAAGCAGTTCTTTAATAATGAAATCAAGAATGCTCGTAGTATTACTAATGTAGATAGAGCATTGACTGAGTTAGGAAACTTCTATCATGCAAAGATGAGCAAGGAACTTGCTAAGATCAAAACTCCTGCAAACCTAGTCAAGAAACGTAATCTAGTATATGAGAGTGAAAACTATCTCATGGAAAACGAATCTAAGTTTAGATCTATGTTATCTCTGTACAAAGAGTTACAGGAAGTGAAACAAATGGTTATAGATAAACTTGATCATCTAGAAGAATTCAGAACTTTTGTTCAGACGGAAAAAGGATACAAGGTCACAACTCCTGAGGGATATGTTCTTCATAAAGATGGAGACATGATCAAGTTCGTTAACCGTCTTGAGTTTGCATACAATAACTTCACTCTTCAAAAGCAATGGCGTTAGACGGAAAAGTTTGCTACTTTACATTTGGTAGGTTTCAACCACCAACCACAGGTCATAAGGAAAACTTTGACGGTGTGAAACGTGCTGCTGGCATGAATGATTATCGTATATACATTTCACAGACTGTAGATACTAAAGGTAGCAATCCTCTGTTGCCTAATAGAAAGTTATTCTATATGAACAAGATGTTTCCAATGCATCGTGGCAAGATATATTCAGGTCCTAAACAACCAGTAGCTATACTACAGGATCTTATGATGGCAGGATATGATGAAGTTGTATTTTTGGTAGGATCTGACAGAGTTTCCGCCATGCAATTCCTCCATAAATATAACGGAAAAGATTTTTCCTTTAGGAAGATTGACATTAAATCTTCTGGAAGTAGAGATGCTGATGGTGATACCTTTGCCATTTCGGGAACAAAAATGCGTCGTGCAGCACATGCTGGTGACTTTAAAACATTCCGAAGAGGTATACCTAGTGCATTAAATGATAATGATTGCGGTACTCTTATGGCAGAGATAGCAGCAAACTTGCCTGCAAATTTTAAATGAAGGATTTTAAAAAATTACGTGAGGAAGCACTACGACAACAGCAACGTCAAGTAGAAGTCTTTAAAGAAGGTGATGCAGTTATGTCTGCTCGTACAGGAGACAAAGGACGCATCCATAGAGTAGGTGGTAACTATGCCATTGTAATTACTGACGATGGAAATATGTTACGTGAGTGGATTAAGAATATTAGAACTATAAATAATACGAGAAGAACCTCCCTTTTGAACGATGAAGAAACCAGATCCAATTAATAAAGTAAAAAATCAGGACGAGTTTTCCAGTGGATTGATGGAATCCTATGGTAAGTGGATGAGTGGTGATTGCTTCCAAAACACTGAGATGCCTGACATTCATTTGTCTGAAGCACCTTTCGATGGTATGGATCCACAATCCAATGGTGCTGAGATTGAGCAGACTTCTATTAAAAAGAAAGAAGTAAAGAAAGTAACTCCTCTTGGAGCAAAAGAACTTAAAGTACAAGAAGAAGAGTACGAAGTTCTTGAGACAGAAGAATTTGAACTCGATGGAGAGATCTGGATTCTAGAGAAGAGAAGATATTTCACCGCTGAAGGTGACATGAAGACAGCAAGAGCTAACGTTGGTGCTTCTACATGCTGGAAAGGATATAAAGCAAAAGGAACTAAGAAGAAGGGTGGTAAGACTGTTCCTAACTGTGTGAAGGAAGAGGAAGAAAGTTTAGAAGAAGCAAAGAAAGGTCTCTATGCCAACATTCATGCAAAGAGGAAGAGAGGTGAAGCACCTGCTAAACCAGGTCATGAAGACTATCCTGCTAAGGACGCATTTAAGAAGGCAGCGAAGACTGCTAAGAAAGAAGAGGTTGAACTAACTGAGAAAAAATTAGATCCAGTTGGTAAGGAAGACAAGGACATTGACAATGATGGAGATCATGATAAGTCAGACAAGTACCTAATTGCTAGACGCAAGAAGGTAAGCAAAATCCTTGCAATGAAGAAGAAAAAATGAAATCCTTTAAGCAGTTCCGAGAAGACTGTGGTTGTGAAAAAAAGGAAAAGAAGGTAAAATCCAAGAAGAAAAAATCTGGTAATGTAGAAGTGATGCCTCAAATTCCTGATGCCCAAAAGGGAATGACTACAAATGCAACAAATGAGTCTAAAAATTATGACGGTCCTTTATACGCACCTTGGTCAAAGGTTGTTGATGGAAGAGGGTTCGACCCAATCACCGAACGAGCGAAGTCAAAATCCCAACAACGATTCTTCGGGATGGTTAGAGCGACTCAGAAAGGGGAAATGGAAAAGACCTCGCCTGAGGTTTCCAAAGCTGCAGCCTCCATGTCCAAATCCGACGTAAAGGATTTTGCTAAGACTAAACATAAAGGATTACCAGAGAAGAAAGTAAAGAAAGAATCATTTGAGTCTGGTGTATTGAAAGCACGAAGACATCATAGAGTAGGAAAACTCATGTCATTCAAGGATTTTATGAAGATCATGGGTGAGATTTTAGGGGAGTGGGAAAAGTAATAAATATAAGAACATACTATGGATTATTACCATGTTTTCTTTTTTACTTCCACTAGCAACGAAAATTATTTCAGACGCAGTAGCTAAGATTCCTGATAACGAGGAACTTGGAGAAAAATTAATCGAGATTTGTTTAGTCATCTTAGGTAAGGCAGTCAAATTGACCAAGACCGACATGGATGACAAGTTACTTGAGACTGTCAAAGCCGCTATTGCAGCTAAGGAATAGTCCCTTTTATAAATAAAACTTAGATATAACATCGGAGTACACGTCAATGTCCCTTTACGGAAGAACTGACAGCAATGCAAACAAAACCAAAGCTGGTGTGGGCATTGGAGCATCAAGTCAGGCAAAAACCACACTTTATATTGATGAAACTGAGGCAGCACTAGAAGCAAACAAGGAGCGCGGTTTAAACGCACCTGGTTGGTGGTCTTATTTCACTTACACAGATAGTAGTGGAGCTACTCGCCATAAGGCAGAGCAACTAGTTTTCATTGCTGGTGGTGATACCAACGCTAATGAGACTCAGGCAGACGATGCACAGGCAGCAGATGCTAATGTTGTTATTGCTATCGGAACACAACCAGCAGATACTGCGGTTGCTGTAGGTGCTCAGTTACAACTCACTGTTGTTGCAACTGCTACACCACCTGGCGACAACTCTGTTCTCACATACCAGTGGCAGAAGAAGTCTGGTAACCGTTATAGCAATATTTCTGGTGCAACTTCTGCAGCATACACAGTTGCTACTTACGCAACTACTAATGCTGGAACATACAGAGTCAAGATTAATTCAACCAATGGTGGTAAGGAACTAATTTCTGACACTGCTGTTGTAACCACATCGTAATATGAATGAACATTACTGAATTGACACCAGATAACTGGTTATTCTTTGCTATTCAAAATTATAACAACCCGTCGTCCGTCACTTATTCAGATTTTGAGGAAGACTTAAAGAGATTTAAGTATATTAAAAGACTGTTTAAGAGGTACGAGACGACGGGAGAGATGAAGACTCACCTGATACTTAATCATGTGATTGTTTTGTATAATGTTTTTGGTGAAGCAGGAACAGCACTGCTATTTTACAAAATTGAAGCAACATACTGGTCACAACTCAAGGCATTTATGTTGTTTCTAAATAGATTACCACCTTCAATGAGCAAAGATGCTGACGAAGAATGTCTAAGACTACTGAATCTAATATGAATGAGATGATTAACTCCGCTGGTGACGGATCTGGACTCCAGTTGCCTCCCGCATTTGTTATGGTAAATCCTAGACAGCATCGTAAGTATAAGAAAAATAATGAAAAAGTTGATGGTCGCTCTAAGGGAGCGAAAGATCTGTTTTCCCGTATTCAACGTAGAAAAATGAAAGAAGAAAAAGAAACACAAATTCTTGAGTACACCGCTACTGAAACCGAGAGAGCTCAGAAGTCTATTGGACAACAGAAAAAGTTGTCTAGACAAAAAGACTTACAGAAGAAGCGTGGTGAAGCTAAAGAAAAAATGGTGCGTAAGTCCAAAGAAATGGACACACTCATGAAAGCAAGACTTGCTGACTTTAAAAAGAAAGCGTCTGTTCAAACTAAAAAATTAAAACGTGAAGAAACTGAAGTGACTAAAGAAATCATGACTGAAAATCAGGATGTAGTACAGGTTGCATTAGATGTTGCAACTTCTGAACTCAATCCACAAGGCGAACAAAACTTCGCTAAGATCCAATTTGGAGATGGATCAGTACAAAACCTAGATAATTTTTCAGCAAAACGTATTGCTGCTTGTTATGCACAGTTAGATGATACACACAAGCAACAGTTCCAATACTTGTTGAACAAAGATGCTTCTACTTATCAAACTGCTCTTGACTTTGCCGTAAGAAACGTATAAGGTTAGACCGATGTCCGACATCAACACAGCTATTTTGGAAAGATTAGAAAAAGTAGTTGATACTCTTCAAGAAAATTCTATGAAGATGGGTCAACTACTTGCTGTGCATAATGAAAAGTTGGACAAGCAAGATAAAGTAGATGAAGTCTTATTTGAAAAGTTAGATAGAATTTCTGCTGATCTTGCGAGAGAAACAAACGCAATCAAGAAAGGATGCGAGAGAGATATAAGATTAGTTGATGATAGAATCCGTTTGATCGAGAAAAAAATGTGGACTATAGCAGGAGCTTTGACTGTTATATCGTTCATAGTAAGTCCTTTAGGACAAAGGGTGCTAGAAAGAAACTTGACACCTAAGGTATCACCTGCTAACATATCAGCAGTGGATATGCCCCTTAGTGAGTTTTCTTGACGTAAAGTATATCAATTTAATATCCCCTCGCCTGACTCTTTTCAGTCGCAAGAAGGCAGACCTGTATAATTTCAGGTGTCCTTACTGTGGTGACTCGCAAAAGAGACGCAACAAGGCAAGGGGATATTTGTTTAAGATTAAAAATAATTTTACGTATAAATGTCATAACTGTGGCGTTGGCAGATCTCTTTCAAATTTTTTAAAAGACCACGATGTAAATCTTTATGATCAATACATCATGGAGAAATTTAAAGAAGGTAGAACTGGCAAGGGAACTGCTACACCTAATCCAAAATTTAATTTTAGCAAACCGAAATTTGTTAAAACTAATACCGATCTTGAGAAAATTTCTGACCTAAATATTTCTCACCCAGCGCGAGTCTATCTTGAAAAACGTGGTATCAAAGATCTAGATTACTTCTATTATTGTCCTAAGTTTAAGGAATGGACAAACAAACAAAAGAAGACATTTGATACCCTGAGACAAGATAGTGATCGCATCATCATCCCATTCAAAGACAAACAAGGGAACTTGTTTGGATATCAAGGCAGATCGCTAGCCCCTAAGGCAAAGATCAGATATATTACGATCATGCTTGATGAAGATCAACCCAAGATCTTTGGACAGGATAGAATAAACATAGACGAATCAATTTACATTGTAGAGGGACCTTTTGACTCGACCTTCTTGGAAAACTCGGTTGCCATGGCTGGTTCCGATGCTGATATTCGGTCGCTTAATTGGAGCGATTATATTTGGGTTTTTGATAACGAACCACGCAATAGAGAGATCGTCGCCAGACTCTCCAAAGTCATCGACAGAGGAGATAAGGTAGTTGTCTGGCCAAAAAACATATTACAGAAAGACATCAATGACATGCATCTTGCTGGACATGATGTGCAAACTCTGGTAGAATCAAATGTCTACCAAGGATTACAAGCAAAACTAAAATTTAACGATTGGAAAAAAGTATGACAAACGGGAACGGAATTAAAGTTCGTAAGCGTGACGGGTCTCTGACCCCTCTGAATCTTGATAAGATTCATAAGGTAGTAGAAGAAGCTTGCGAAGGGTTAGGAAGCGGTGTGAGTGCTTCTGCAGTTGAAATGAATTCTGGTCTGCAGTTCTTTGACGGTATTGAAACAAAAGATATTCAAGAAATCCTAGTACGTTCTGCTAGTGACCTAATCAGTCTTGATAGTCCTAACTATCAATTCGTTGCTTCTCGTCTTTTATTGTACGGTGTATACAAGCAAGTCTTTGGATCTGAATGGGTTCAAGGTCTTCCTTCAGTGCTTGATCACTGTTATACATGTGTAGAGAAGAAGGTATATGATCCCGAAATTATTGATAAGTATACATACGAAGAGTGGACTAAAATTAACTCTTACATTGATCATGATAGAGATACTCTATTCACCTACGCTGGTCTTCGCCAAGTAGTTGACAAGTATCTTGTACAAGATCGCAGTTCTAATGAGGTATATGAGACACCTCAATATATGTACATGATGATTGCTGTAACTCTGTTCAGAGATTATGGTGAGAATCGCCTAGAATACATTAGACGTTACTACAATGCCATTTCCAAACACAAGATCAACATCCCAACGCCAATCATGGCGGGAGTCCGAACACCCCTTCGTCAATTTGCATCTTGTGTTCTCGTTGATGCTGATGACACCCTCGATAGCATCTTTAGCAGCGATATGGCTATTGGCAGGTATGTCGCACAAAGGGCTGGTATCGGCATTAACGCTGGTAGGATCCGTGGGATCAACGCTAAAATCAGAGGTGGAGAGGTACAACACACAGGCGTTGTCCCCTTCCTTAAAAAGTTTGAAGCAACTGTCAGATGCTGCACACAAAACGGCATCAGAGGTGGTTCTGCTACAGTTCACTTTCCTATCTGGCACCAAGAAATCGAAGACATCCTAGTTCTTAAGAACAACAAAGGAACTGAAGATAACAGGGTTAGGAAACTAGATTATAGTATCCAAATTTCAAAACTTTTCTATGAAAGATTCATTGCGAATGGAAACATCACCCTATTCTCACCTCACGATACACCAGGTTTGTACGATGCTTTTGGCACTGACGAGTTTGATGATCTCTATACACGTTATGAATCTGATGGATCTATTCCGAAGAAAACTATTGGAGCTCAGGAACTTATTCTAGACCTATGTAAGGAAAGAGCAGAAACTGGAAGGTTGTACATCATGAATATTGATCACTGCAATACTCATTCTTCCTTCCAAGATAAAGTAAGTATGAGTAACCTCTGTCAAGAGATTACACTTCCTACTACACCACTACAACATATTGATGGAGAGGGTGAAATCGCACTTTGCATCTTATCTGCTATCAATGTGGGTAAGATTAACAAGTTGGATGAACTTGAAGACCTCTGTGATCTTGCTGTACGTGGTCTTGAGGAGTTGATTGACTATCAAGAGTATCCTGTCAAAGCAGCAGAACGTAGCACACTTGCACGTCGTTCTCTTGGTATTGGTTATATCGGATTAGCACACTACCTAGCAAAAAATGGATACAGATATGAAGACCCAGCAGCATGGAAACTCGTTCACGACTTGTCTGAAGCTTTCCAGTTCTATCTACTCAGATCCAGTAACGCAATCGCAAAAGAAAAAGGTGCGTGTGAATACTTCCCTCGCACCAAGTATGCAAACGGTGTTCTCCCAATCGACACTTACAAGCGTGACATTGACGAGTTCTGTGGGAGTGAATTGAATTATGAATGGGATTCTTTACGGGATGATATCAAAGAGTTCGGACTCAGGCACAGCACTTTGTCCGCACAGATGCCATCGGAGAGTAGTTCCGTTGTGTCAAACGCAACCAATGGAATCGAACCACCTAGAGCATACCTGTCCACTAAGAAATCAAAGAAAGGACCTCTTAAGCAGATTGTCCCTCAGTTCGGTAGTCTCAAGACTAACTACACTCTTCTTTGGGACATGAAAAATAATGATGGATATATTAAAATTGTAGCAGCGATGCAGAAGTTTTTTGACCAAGCAATTTCTGGAAACTGGAGCTACAACCCAGAAAATTATCCTAATAATGAAGTTCCTGTTTCAGAAATGGCAGGTGACCTTCTTAAAACGTATAAGTATGGATGGAAGACTTCCTACTACCAGAACACATACGATCAGAAAGGAGAAGAACCTGAACTGACTGAAGAAAAGAAACAAAGTATTGAAGATTTATTAACAGACATTTTAGAAACAGAGGAGGAAGACTGTGACAGTTGCAAAATTTAGAACTAACAACGAACCCATGACTAGCGTAGAAGGCATGACAGTATTCAACACTGATGTTGTTGATACTACCAAACAAACAATGTTCTTCGGTCCTCCTTTAGGAGTACAAAGATATGA